GTCTCGCGCTAGTTTTCGCAAAATGAAAACCCCTCCCAGAGAGACTTTCAAAAATTGCCCAGAAAGGAGCATCTAATGCCAGGTAAATCCACGGGTAGACCACGCAAACCTACAGCGATTAAAAAACTAGAAGGAAATCCAGGGAAACGTCCATTAAATGAGAACGAACCGTTTTATCCTGGAGCTCCTGGAATGCCAGCATGGCTTTCAAAAAACGCAAAAGAAGAATGGAACCGTATTGTACCAGAGCTGGACGCAGTCGGTTTACTCCAGCGAGTTGACCGAGCTATGATTGCTGGGTATTGCGAAGCATGGGCAAAATTTAAAACAGCGGAGAAAACGATCCAAGAAAAAGGATCCACATTTGAAATACCAAAATATGATAGGGACGGGAATGTACTTTCAGTCTACCATCAAGTTACACCAGAAGTGTCTATTTCCAATAATGCAATGTCACAGATTATAAAGTTTTGCCAGGAGTTCGGTTTAAGCCCTAGCTCAAGAACTCGGTTAACAGTCGAAAAGAAAACCAACAATAAGGGAGGGGTGGAGGATTTGCTTGATTGATCAACAAAAAGCAGACAATGCTGTCCGATTTATCAAGAGCTTAAAACACACGAAGGGACAATGGCATGGGAAGAACTTTACTTTATTGCCATGGCAAGAAAAAATCCTCCGAGAACTTTACGGAACTGTCAACGAAAACGGGTACAGACAATACAGAACAGCGTATGTAGAGGTGCCCAAAAAAAACGGTAAATCAGAGATCGCTGCTGGTATCGCATTAAAACACCTTTGCGCAGATGGAGAATACGGCGGGGAAGTCTATTGTTGTGCCGTCGATCGAGATCAAGCCTCAATTGTTTACAATATCGCTGAGCAAATGATTACAATGAACGATGCATTACGAGAACGATGTAAAATTATCAAAAGTCGGAAACGGATTGTTTATTACCCAACAAATTCCTTCCTTCAAGTTTTATCTTCTGATGTTCCCTCAAAACACGGTTTAAATCCTTCCGCTATAATCTTTGACGAACTACACGCCCAACCCAATGATCAATTATGGAATGTAGTAACATTTGGCTCACAAGATGCCAGAAAACAACCTTTATTATTTATCATTACAACCGCAGGGACAGATGAGCACTCAATTTGTAAACGACAACACGATTACGCTAAGAGAATTTTACGAGGGGATATCAAAGACCCTACTTTTTACCCTGTTATCTTCGGAGCCGACAAAAAGGACGACTGGAAAGACCCTACAACTTGGAAGAAAGCCAATCCTTCTTTAGGGCATACAATTGAAATAGACTCTTTAGAATTAGCTTGCCGAAGAGCCCAAGAGGTGAAATCAGAAGAAAACCTTTTCAGACAATTACGTTTAAATCAATGGGTAAACCAGAAATCACGATGGGTTTCCATGGATGTTTGGAATGGTATTACGGAAACGTTTACAGAGGAATCCTTTCACGGTCACCGTTGTTATGCGGGACTTGATCTTTCAAAAGTGGATGACTTAACTGCGTACTCCCTTCTCTTTTTAAAAGATGGGAAATATTACTCTATTATGCGGTTCTTTATGCCAGCGGATAATATTGAAAAAAAGATTCTGAAGGACAAAGTGCCATACGACCAATGGATTGCAGATGGTTTTATCTGTGCAACTCCGGGGAATACTATAGACTATTCTTTTATCGAAAATAGTATTGATGAAGACTCAAAGAAGTTTAAAATTCAACGTTTTGGATACGACAGATGGAACGCAGACTATATTGTTCAAAATCTACAGAAGCAAAATGTTACAACCGTCCCTGTAGGGATGGGGTACTATAGCATGAACGCTCCTACAAAACGAATGGAAACTTTAATTTTAACGGGATCTTTTATTCACAATCAAAACCCAGTGTTAAAAAACCACATGGATAACATGGTAATTCGGAGAGACCCCGCAGGGAATATTAAACCGGACAAGGAAAAAGCCACCCAAAAGATAGACGGTGTGGTTGCGAACATTATCGCTTTAGCGGTGTTTGACGATAAAACGGAGGAGAGCATCTATGAAAAACGAGGATTACTTTACATATGAGTATTCTTGACATATTCCGCAGAAAACCAGAGAAACGATCATTTGAATCTGACTTCCTTTCAGGGAATGACCTATATACATCAGATCATATCCGGAAAGACAACGCTCTCCAATTAAGCGCAGTACAAGCATGTGTTAGAGTTCTCTCGGAAACAGTCGGAGGACTCCCTTTATTTGTTTACAAAGAGACGGACGCAGGAAAAGAGAAGGCAAAAGACCATCCTCTTTATAATATCCTCCACTTACAGCCAAATGAATACATGGACTCGTTTACATTCTTTCAAACATCCATGACACATCTTTTATTATGGGGGAATTCTTACATTGAAATCATGTATAAGAAAGGCGTACCATCGGGGCTCTTTTTAATCCATCCCGACATTGTTACAAAAATTGTTGTTAAAGGGAAACCCTGGTATAAGATCAAAGTAGACAATACAGAACGCTTTTTACGTGATGAATACGTGATGCATTTAATGTACATGACGCAAAATGGAGTCAATGGCATCTCTCCTATAGAGGAAGCCTCGAATATGTTTGATCTAAGCTACTCCGCACAGAAATACAGTCTCAAGTTCTACGAGAACGGGCTTAACGTAAGCGGAGTGCTTGAACATCCTGGAATAATTGGAGACGAAGCACGAGACAATTTAATTAAATCCTTCTCCAGAAACCAAGGGCTTGAAAATAGTCACCGTTTATTGATTGTCGAAGAGGGAATGAAGTTTACAAAGAGGAATATCCCTCCGAATGAAGCCCAAATGATTGAAACAAGGAAGTTTCAAATTGAGGATATTGCGAGAATTTACAGAGTTCCTCTTCATTTGATTCAATCCTTAGACCAGGCGACAAATAACAATATAGAACACCAGAGCCTTGATTTTGTCCGATACAGCTTGACGCCATGGTTATCTCGTTGGGAAAGGGCTTTTAAAGTTAAATTGTTCCAAAATAGTGAGTATTTCGCTGAATTTAACGTCAACGGGCTCTTACGGGGGGATTACAAAACTCGTATGGAGGGCTATTCAATCGCTCGACAGAATGGCTTTATGAGCGTGAATGAGATAAGAACCCTCGAAAACATGAACAAAATCAAAGACGGAGACATCTATCTGCAGCCTTTAAACATGACAGAAGTAGGGAAAGAGCCAGAAATAGAAAAAAAATCCGTCCAAATTGACGAAAAACGAGCAGAAAATGCAGAAAGTAAGCGCATTTTAGAGATTCGACGCGCAAATGCAGCGAAAAGACACGATATTACACAAGGATACCAGGATTTGATGCAAAAAGCCTTTGAAGCGATAGCAAAGCGGGAAAAGGCCGATATTATGCGAAAATTGGAGAAAAAGAACCAAGACCCTGACTCAATTAAAGACTTCATTCAAGACTTTTACGAGAAGCACAATACCTACATGGAAGATAAAATTTTACCCGTTGCCGAGAGTTTATCAGTCATTTTGGAACGAAATATAGCAGATGAACTAGATAGTACTCCAGACATTAAAGAAGCGCAAAAAATAGCCTCTAATTTCACTCAAGATTACATTACAAAATATATTATTCGACATAGAAGCCAATTATTGGGTTTAATCAAGGAAAATAGAGACGAGTTTGAAGCAGAGGAAGAGGAGTTTGTAACCGTTGTCCGAGAACGGATCACTGAATGGGTAGAGAAGCAACCAGACAAGAGTTCGCTTGAATCTATTATCCAATTAGCAGGGTTTGTCGTTAGTGCTGCAATTTTCAACCGAGGTAGAAAGATACGTTGGTTTAATACCGGATCGGATACTTGTAAATTCTGTCAGGAATTAGATGGTAAAATTGTTGGGCGAGACGAGCCGTTTGTAAATGACGGCCAAAACATAAAAGGGATGGTGGTTAATGGCCCAAAACTCCACCCGCCACTACACCAGGGGTGTGTATGTCAAATAGGGCCAGACTAGGAGGATACATGGAACACAGGTTTATAACAAGCAAGCTAGAAGTGAGGTCGGAAGAAGAGAGAAGCATTTTAACAGGATATGCGGCTGTGTTTAACTCCCCTTCTTTAGATTTAGGTGGGTTTACAGAATACATCCGAAAAGGGGCATTTACTAAGACGTTGAAAAATGCGCATCAAAAAGCACTTTTCAATCATAACTCTGATTTCGTTCTAGGTTCAACCAAGTCCGGCACTCTGAAATTATGGGAAGACGAGAAGGGGCTTAAGTTTGAGCTAGAACTGCCAAATACACAAACCGGAAGGGACTTAGCTGAATCAGTTCGCAGGGGCGATATTGACGGCAATTCCTTTGGGTTTAACATTAGCAAGGAAGAGTGGGACGAAACAGACCCAAAAGAGGTAAAGCGATTTTTGGACGAGGTCAATTTGTTTGAAATTTCACCAACACCTTTCCCCGCTTATCCTGAAACAGAGCTAGGGTTTAGAACCGCGTATGATAAGTATAAAAAATCAATACCAAATTATGAGAACAAAAAACGCATCTTAGAACTGATGCAGATGGAGGTCTAAATGACATTAGAAGAGTTAAGAAAATTGTATAATGACAAAATTAACGAAGCCAAGGGGATGCTTGAAAAAGCAGAAACCGAAAAACGAGCATTGACAAAAGAAGAGAACACTGAGTACGAAAAGAAAGTAGATGAAGCTCTCAATGTAAAGAGCCAAATCCGCGCGATGGAGAAAGCTCAAGAATTAGAAGAAGATAAGGTTAGAGCTATCGTAAAAGACAAAGAATTCGCAGAACCAAAACAAGAAAAGTTTCGAGGGATGGGCGAATTTTTAGACACTGTACGCCGATCTACGGTCTCGCACCAAGTTGATACAAGATTAACCGAAGAGCGAGCCACTGGACTGAATGAATCAATCCCGTCTGAAGGTGGGTTTTTGGTACCACAAGAATTTTCGACGGAACTCTTAAAAAACTCCTATCAAACATCTTTGGTAGCCAGCCGTGCGAACAGAAGCCCAATCAAAGGCAATAGCATCTCCTACAAGCGCATTAAAGAAACCACCCGCGCAAATGGTTCCAGGTATGGTGGGATTCAATTGTACTGGATCAATGAAGCTGGTACTATCACGGCATCCAAGCCCACATTTGGAGAACTCAACTTGAAACTTCAAAAAATTGTAGGGATGTACTACGCAAGTGAAGAGGTTTTGTCAGATGCTGTAGCATTAGAGTCCGATATTGACGATATGTTTACAGAAGAGTTTGGATTTAAAATTGACGATGCCGTCATTAACGGTACTGGGGCCGGGGTACCTCTCGGTATTTTAAATGCTCCATGTAAGGTTGAGGTTAGCAAAGAAGCAGGACAATTAGCTGACACTTTGTTATACGAAAACATTGTTAAGATGTGGGCTCGAATGTGGGCTCCGTCTCGAGCAAACGCAGTGTGGTTTATAAATCAAGATGTGGAACCCCAACTCATGACCATGTCACTTGCTGTTGGAGTAGGGGGAGCTCCTGTATATATGCAACCCGGAGGAGCATCTGTGACTCCGTATGCGACACTAATGGGACGCCCTGTGGTGCCTATTGAACAGTGCAAAACACTAGGAACGTCTGGTGATATCATTTTAGCCGATTTCAATAAGTACAAAATGATTGAAAAAGGAAATATAGTAAAAGCCAGTTCCATGCACGTGTCTTTCGCAACGGATGAAACTGCATTTCGTTTTATTTATCGTTGTGATGGACAACCTATGTGGGACAGTGCTTTAACACCAGCTAATGGATCCAATACTTTATCCCCATTTGTTGTATTAGAAGACCGATAAGGAGGTTAATTGATGAATACGACATTACCAGAACTTTTTAAACCTGTAATGGCACTAGAAAACCAAACAAATGCCGGGGCATTAACCGGCGATTATGTAAAGGCCTCTCTATGCCATATGTTATACATTGTTGTCTCTATTACACAGGGAGCCGCTAATACGTGTGCATTAACGATTGAACAAGCCACAACTGCCGGAGGCGGTAGCACCAAAGCAATTACAAACACTGTACCTATTTGGAGCAACCTTGACACCGCTGCAAGCGATACACTAACCCGTAGAACCGATGCAGTCAGTTATACAACCGATGCAGGTGTGAAGAATAAAATAGTAATCTTCCAAATCGATCCGTCTAGCTTAGACACTGAAAATGAATTTGATTGGATTACTGTCAAGTGTGGTGCATCCAATGCTGGCAATATTGTTGGAGCCATGTACTTTTTTGGTGGACTACGTTACGCCGATAGCGCACCTCCTACCCAAATAGCATAACATTACAACGGGGGGCTTGACCCCTCTTTGTAGAAAGGAGTCAACATGAGCAACTATAACGAAGGTAAAAGCGCACGAACCGTAGTAAATGGGATTATGGTTGAACAGGCAGCTACTTTGATAGCCGCTGTATCATCGAAATCTTTGTTTAATGTGGTTGGTGGGCGAGTTATCGTGAAAACGTTGTTAGCAGAAGTAACAACTATATTTGAGGCCAAAGCTAACGCATGTAAATTTGATTTTACACCAACAGGGGGAGCTGCTGTAGATTTAAGTGCGGCTGTTGAGTGTAATGGGGATGCTGTCGGCACTCTTTATGGTATTACAGGGCTTCCTGCGACAGCCATGAGCGTAACTATCGGAAGCGCCGTGAATAGTGCATATGATATTATTTTAAAGCCTGGCGTGATCGGTTTTAACACCGCCGCAGACGCAACTGGTGCCATTAAAGCAAGCGTTGTCTATGTACCACTAGATGATGGTGCATACATTGAGGCCGCATAATGCAAGCGATCGCAACGCGTGTGATTAAGTATAACAATGTGTACTATAAACCAGGTGAAACATTAGACGTGGACAACTACACCTACAAGATGGCAATTCGCAACGGACTGTTAAAAAAAGAGGAGGCGAAAAATGCCAAAAAGAAGTAAATACGTAGCCAAAATAGCCTTCCAACACGGTGTGAATAACAAGTTTTACAACGTAGGCGATGAGGTGGACTTACCAGACAAGTATCTCTATGAAATGATCAATAATGGAATGATTGTTGAAACATTTGTAGAAGAGAAAGCAGTAGTGAAGCCACAAGAAACCGCCACTAAAGACCCTACAAAAGAGAAAAAACCTGTTAAAAAGACTGTTAAGAAAAAAAAGGCTGAAAAATGATCCGACTTGTTACCGCTCCAACCGTAGAACCTATCCTTTTGACACCTGCAAAGCTGTATTTAAAGGTAGACAATACGACGGATGATACTCTCATTACAGAGATGATTAAAGCATCTAGGCAAGCAATAGAGGATTATCTGGGGTATAAATTGATCACTCAAACGTGGGACTATTTCCAAGATGAGTTCACCGATCCTTTAATCCCCAATATTTACCCTTTACAATCTGTAGCATGGATCAAATATCAAGATGCCGACAATGTTACACAGACCGTGTCGGCTTCTGATTACAATGTTTTCACAAACACATTCCCCGCACAGATTAAACCAGTTGTCACAACGACCTTCCCAATAGAGGGAGATTATCCCGCTGCTGTGAATGTTCGTTGTGTGGTTGGTTTTGGTGATGCTACCGCAGACATTCCTCAACTAGAAACAATTCTGCGAGCTATCAAATTGGTGCTTGGTGAAATGTATGAGAACCGTGAAAACGTGCAACCGTCTCACAGTGCAGTCAAGCTAATCCCAAATTGTGCTAGAAAAATCTTAATGAATTTGAGGTCATTC